GTCGTTTGTGTGCTCAGAATGCGTATTTCTTCGGGATTTCTACCGGTACAGCCTTTTGCAGCCGTTTGAAGTTGGCCCTATCCGGGAGAATGAATGGCGCAATCTTGCCGGAATCCTTATCAACCGTGACAGCATACCCGCCGTCATCCGCTGCATCCGGATCGCCGCCAGCGAAAAGCCATGCGTCGCCGAGGTCGTTCACTTCGCAAATGCCCTTTTTGCCGCGCTTTGCATAGTAATCAAAAGCGGCCTTGCATGCTTTGTCGTAGCTCATTTTTACTCCCTCCGTTCACAGCATTTTTCAATCCATTCAGACGGGCGCAGATTGTCAATGCGCCAGACGCGCGTTCTTTGCGTCCTTACGTTGCTGAAATACCACGATACATCCATTTCGCCGCTCTGCGGGTCAATATAGTGGATTTTGCCGCCGATGTTTTCAGCGACGAAAACATGTCCGCTGTTCGCGCCCTTCCACGTTACGCCGACCTCAGCGCGCGCACCGTCGCCCCACTCTTTAAGGAGCTTTTCAATATCGCGTTTGCCGGTGCCCGCAAGGCCCCAGTGGACTTGTGCATCCTCAAAAGCTTCCGCCGAATGCCGTGCAAGATAGTCACCCTTGTCCCAATCAAGGCACGGTTGCGCTACAACATCGTAACCACGGCGGCGCATCTCGTATGTCGGAACGCATCGCTGACAATTTACGCGATACTCGCGGCCCTCTGAATAGTGAGGATTCGCCGCTTTAATATCGAATGCGGAATCGTGCTCGACTGTGATCTGCTTCCAACTTTTGGGGATAACCATATTTGCAAGCTGATCTTTATAGTCGGAGATTTCTGCCTCAATATTCGTGATCTCATTAAGCAGCGCGGTTTTTTGCGAATTGAGAACATCCAGCGGGTGTTCTTTTTTCCACTGCTGCCAGTTCTCATATCGTCCGTATTTGCTCAGCTTGCTTTCAAGCTCTGCTTTTTCGGAGGCAAGCCGCATCTGTTCTTCAAAGATCGAATCACGGTCAATCGTCCGTTTCCATTCGCGCCATGCGTCATATTCAGGCGTGCCGCGTTCAGGCCGGTTGTAAAGCCTATCCACGATGGGATTGACTTCTTTTTCGCGCTCTTCTATCGCTTTAATTCTATCAGAAATTTCCGATTTTTTCAATCCCTTCAAGTCATCATAGGTCGTTCGATAATGGTTGTCTATATCATTATCTATCGCCCTTATGTCAGATCGGATAGAAGCTATGCGCGCCTTGTCATCCTTGATACGCTGCTTTAGATCGTCGCGGGTAAATGTTATGTCATCTGCCGCAGCTTTCAAATATTTTCGTTTGAAATCCTCGAAGCTGTCCGTCTTATCAAGGCCGAAATATTCCGCTCTGCGTTTCAGCGTTTCCAGCTCCGATTCATCCAGTGCCCAGCGTGCGCGCTGCAATACCCTGCATCGGCAGTTGATGACCTCTGCCGCGCCGCCGGAAGGATCGCCCGGGAACATGAGGTCGTTGCTGAATTTTTCGTCCAGCTCCCGGATTTCGCCATCTACTGCAGCATGGCTTTCGCGTGTCCGGTCATCAAGCGCCGCGTCCCATTGTTTTACAACATCCGCGCCACGCTCTTTGGCCTTGTAGCACGCATCCATGCAGGATTGAGACTGTACCCGGTGCCCTTCGGTGCGGGCGATTCGGACGGCGTTGTTATATCCGATTTTCGAAATGCCCGCAAGCTGCTGCGCCACTTCCTGCCAGCTCATGCCCGTGGAAATGCCCCGGCTCACTTGGGCCATGATCTTTTTTTTGAGGATCGGCACATCTTCGCCCAGCCGCTTATAAAGGCCCTGACTTATCTTTGAATCAAGCTGCACGGCCCTCACCATAGCTTCCTGATCGAGCGGGAAGCATAGGGGAATACCTTGCCCGTGTAGGTCGTAAAGCGTGCCCACAAAGGCTTCCTCGTAGCACTGCTGTATATAGTCTGAAACGGCCTTGTATTCCTTTTCTCGCATATCCGCGAGAATGCCGCCCACCTGCTTTTGTAGGGCCTTCTGGAAGTCCTTTTGATAGACTTTCGATTGAATCATACTCTGCAGCGTTTCGCGAGCTTCAGCGGGCGTATATGTCCGTCTGCGGCCCTTAAAAAAGGCGGCTGCAAGGTCGCCTATATCATCGTCACCGATGGAAGCATACACCTTTTGCAGCTCGCCTATACTCTTGTCAAGCTGGGATATGGACTTGTTAATATCGCGGAGGGATGTTTTGTAAACCGTGTCAAGCCGCTTTATTACAGCTTCCTCGTTATCAAGAAACCGCTCCTGCACCAATCTCTGCCGCCGGTTCATCCTCTACCACCACGCTTTCCAGCGTCTTTCGTGCACTCAGAAGATCAGCTTCCGGATTCATCTGCTCAACCTTGTCTTTGATCTCGTCGAAATCTAGATCGAGCACTTCACAGATTGCCCGCAACGCTTCTTCATCGCCGATATTGGCCGCAACGTTGAGAATCGTATTGACTTCGATCTGCTTCGTTTCGGCTTCCATCTTTTTGACCTGCGCATTTTCGAGGGCATTGCTCATTATTTCGTGTTCAAACTCAAAATAAACATCCCTCTGCTTATAGTCTGTGCCGTTGAGCGTGTTAATCTCTTTAAGCACAAGGCCAATAGGCCCGCGCAAAAACTGCTTCAGCCGCGAGCGGAGCTTGATGCAGCGCAATTCGAGCAGGGAATAGGCCGCTTCAATCGCAAGATTCGTTGTGGCATTCGTATCCTTAAGGCCGGAAGTGTTCAGGCCCATTCCGAAGCGGTAAATATTTTTTTCGTCAAGCTCCAATTTGGCTTTTCGTGCCTCAAAAGGAACATCAACCGTATGGACTTCGATTCCGCCCTCCGCATCAACGCCGACGACCTTTTTCGTTTTGAGGTTGGTCTGCAGCTTGTCGAGATTATCTCCATTATAGCCCTTGACTACATGAATCGGCGTGTCAAAGTCCACGAGATTGTTTGAAAGACTGCTTGCCATGAGGTCGTAATCATCAATAAGCGGCTTTATCGGCTTCAAGCTCGAAATCTGCTGCTTGTTGCCGTCGAAACGGAAGAAAGGGATCAGCCCGTAATCTTCGTAGGTCGTTTCTCCGCCTTCCTCAAAGATCGCATGAGGCCGGGGATTGATCTTTTCGGAATCGTCCTTGATGATCTCGCCATCATCGACCTGCACGAAAAAGTGCACCTGCTGCGCGTCCCATACCTGAATGCGTTTAATGCGCTTTTCGCCCTTGTCAATGCGGTCAACATACCAGTAAATTACATAAGCGCATCCGTCGTCCGTGTCTTTGGCCCTGATCTCAACCACGCCCAGCGAATCCGCCTGCTGAAAGGCCGTGCGATCTTCGCGATTTTTGTACGCATACATGAAGTCAAAGCCTTTGACCTGCCCGCCTGTGAGCACTTCTGCAAGCTCTGCACAAAATTCCTCGTTGTCGTTAAAATATGCGTCGAGCTCCTTCTGCAGCTCCGGAATATCAGATCGAATAAATCCTTCTTTTCCGGAAAGGATAAGCTGCGTGCCCTGATCGACAAGCTCCGTATAATACGGATGACTTATGCGGATATTTGATCTGTACTTGTCCTCTACCAGATTGCCGTCATCGTTCCAGTAAAAAAGGCGATACGAGTTAATATCGTGATCGCCTTCGTAGTAACGCTGCCCAACCCGCGCAAAGCTCTTTTTCGCGGAGGAAGCGTCCTCATCCATAAAATGTTTAATTTCTTCGAGAGTAAGCATGGCTTCCTCCTATTTCGATTAATAGACCTACGCCGCGCTGAGCGTGTCATCGTAAACTTAAAGCACTTTACCAGCTTTTCGGGAGTTTAAGTGTTAAGTGGTTGCGAACAAATCGCGGATTTTAGTTTCTACCCTCAACAGCCTTGTGTCAATTTCAACATATAGCAAGCTGCCTTCAACAAAGCCCGTGTAAAGGTATCGCATTCCGTCCATACCACTATTAGTTTTATGATTCAAAGTTGCCACAATTGTCCTGCTAAAACCGTTCAGTGAAGAAATTCCACCAAACGGCCCCGAACCATCATAATCCATTGTAAAGCTGAATTTCACTATGCCTGATTCAAGCGCAGGAATAACAGCATTTACAGTATCTTGACTCGGGCAATCCCATCTTTGCGTTGAGAAATCTTCTGCTGGTGTTGAACCAATAAGTTCACCAACGCCTAATTTTGTTAAATCAACGGTTGGAATGCTTACGCCTTCTGGTAAATATTCAGACGGAATCTTGTGATAGGTAATGCCGCTGTAATAGATAGACACGGAACCGGAAGTCAATCCGTCAAGCGGCATCAAGCCCCAGCACATGCCAGCTTGTGCCGCCACTTCCGGCAGCGCATACATAATCACAAAAGGCGCGTCCGATGCCGGCAAAGATGCGTCTAATGCGGCAAGATTGCCCATATAAATCACAGAGTTAATGCACATGGTGGCGCAGTCATACTCAACGCCGTTGAATGTGACAGTATATGTTTTCCCATCTTCCAGCGGAACAAGCATATCTGTCGCGCTAGGATACATCCCATCCTGCAAGTCATCGGCGGTGAACTGTGTTTCCGGAAGCACTTCAAATGATACATCTTCCTTCCAGTGCGTCCTGTCCTCCCAAACGGTGTTGCCTTCGCTGTCGGTCACGAGCATCTGATTGGGCGAGCCGCCCGCCGGAAGGGAACTGCCGCCTGCACCCGTGCCATCCGCGCCGTCCATCACATCAAAGGATTTCGCCCCATCTGCATCCGTGATCGTCACGCGGTGACCTCCGGTTATGTCCTCGACCGCGACAGTCGGAGAGAATCCGTCTGCGCCAGCTGCACCCGTGTCTCCCTTGTCGCCCTTTTCGCCCTTTGGCCCGGTTGCACCAGTATCTCCCTGAATGCCCTGCTCGCCTTGAGCACCCGTGTCGCCCTTATCACCTTTGGGGCCCCGCGCACCGTCCGCGCCACCCAGCACATTAAAGGA